AGCGGCGGGTTGCGCCACGATAACCTTCGGGTCTTTGCTCTTCTGAAACGCGCCGAATATACGGTCACGCTCATCCTTTTTGACTCCACCATGTATCACCTCAACGGTGAAGTCCTTACTCAATTCGTCTGCAACCATGTTGACCGAGCTTACGTACGGTACAAACACAATCACCTTACCCTCTGCGGCACGAACGATCTCACGGGTCTCTTCGACACGGGGGGAGGAAGGGATGGTGACTTCCTGCTTATCGTTGGAGTACACAACGCCACAGGCAATCTGTACTAGCTTGCCCATCTTGACCGCTTCGTTGACTGCCGTGATCTCACCTTCTTCAGCTTCGGTGCGCATCTTGGCAACCATCTCTTTGTAGGCTTTGTCTTGTTCCTTAGTTAAACCCACCTGTCGAGTCTCGTACATAAGCGGTGGTAAATCAACACATTCGTCGCGAGTAAAACGTACAGATGGTTGCATGACATCCTTTACGATGTCAGTTGCGTCCGGTTTGGGCACCCAAGTGAACTGCGACAACTGCTTCATCACCTGACCTTTGAACCGATTGAAGTACGGCGGCACGTTGTTTGGTGAGATAAGACGTGTCTGTGCCCACGCATCCGTCGGCGCATTTGGCGTCGGTGTACCTGTCATACCCCAGCAAGCACGTTTGATCTTGTGCCGGTTGACCACTTTGTTGATGGCCTTCCACCGATCAGTACCTGCGTTACGTGCGGCCTGTGCGATCTCGTCAACGATGATGAGGTCAATGTCTGGACGCTCTGCCAACAACGGCTCGATGATCTGTAGGCCGTCATGGTTGATGATGTAAACGTCGACGTTTGTGTTCAGGAGCTTGATGCGCTTCTGCTTCGACCCGTGCAACACGGCATACTCTAGGTGGGGGAAGTGGTGGAACACCTCATCAGCCCACGTACGCTCAAGCGTCGACAGTGGTGAAACTACTAAGACCTTATTCAGATGACCGACACTGCGTAGGTAATCGTAGGCCCATAGCGACGCCAACGACTTGCCAGTGCCTAGCTCGCTCAGGTTAAACGCCCTGTCGTACATAGACAGGAACGCGGCGGCTTCACGTTGCGCGTCGAACGGCTTAAAGCGGCCCGGCCAATCGTAGTACTCACGTATCGGTGCAGGTGGTGCATACCCCAGATTGCGCAGGACGCGTGTCTCAGTCAGTTTGTGGGGCACTGCCACGTACGGAACACCCTTGACGGTAAACGTCTTGGCTGTCGGTATAATGTTGGTGATGCGGTCGGGGTCTCTACTTTTAAGCAGCAGAGCTTTTTTCTTTTTCCATATCAGCATGGTTTGTGTCCTCGTCTAGTCCGGCGTCAATCTGTCGAATGCGTTCGTCGCACACGTGCTTAATCTTCTCGTAGTCGAGACGTCGTTCGCCGGGCTTCTTGCGTAGGACACGCTTGATAATGTCTGCATCCCATGGGTTAAGGCGATACTCTAGCCATATGTCCCACGGTTGGATGTTGTGTTGGGAGTAGTCAGACTTGCCGACGTTGTGCGCCCGTGTGGAAACTATCTGTCTCCAGTTGGGGGAACTGATCTTGTCGATATAGCCTTGTGCTTCTTCTACCGTTACGTCGCAGTTTAGTGAAACATCCTTGGCGTCGGCTGTAGCTCGGTGCTTCAGCAGGTATGCCCATACGCGCTCCTCTGTGTTGTCCATCATTTACCTCTCTTTGTGTACATCTCGGGGTTATTCTTCCGCCACCCTCGGTTCGTCTTCTTGCTGACCACCTTGGTGTTTGATTTCTTTGTGCTCCCGCCCTTGTCGAGCGGCTTGACGTGATGCACGTCCTTGCCGTCACCCTTAGTGGCTCGGCCATCGCGGATAGCTTCGCGGCGTGCTTTGTTATTCGCCACGCGTTTCTTCTGAACACTGGGCTTCTTGTTGTAAGCCGCCTTAGTCTTCAATTCCTGCTTCGATGATTTTGTCATGTATTGCCTCCTTCATTTGTTCTACGTCGTCGACAACAAGTGCTAACCCGTTAGCAGATAATATGTCGGTTATTTCACGCTGTTGGTTAGGCGTGACGTTCTTGATCTTGCCGGGGGCTTTGGTCTCAAAAGCCATAAACAAACCTTTGTAGCACACCAGTATGTCGGGGCATCCCACCCGACCCATACCGTTGGAAACTGGCATGTAGTACCAAGCACCTATCTGTTTGAGATACTCCTTACACTTTTTCTTAACCTTTCCTTCGGGTGTCATGCCCATCAGTGGATAGGCTCCTGTAAGTAATCACCGTACATTGCTACGAACTGTTCCAATCTGTGCATCAACTCTAACTCTAATGGCGTGAGAAAATCCTGTCTGGCGGTTAGCTCGACTAATTCTTGGTTACTTAAATCCATAAGGTGTTCAATGGACAGTTCTTGTGTCATTGTTAGACTCCGTTAAACTCGCAGTTGTGCCGCCCTACAGGACACCAGTTTTTACACAGTCCGGAGGGCTTCGGAGTCCACTTATCCTCATCATAAGCGATGGCTAAGCGATTCAAACGTGGCATGAACTCGTTCCAAATATCAGGCAGTTGGTCACGCGTGAACACCTGCTTGTCGAACTCACCCGACTTGAGCCATATGAACCCAGTAGTTACCTTGTCTATCCATGGATAGATGGCGAATGCGAGCGCCGCGAATAACTTCAACTGATCCATATCAGGCTTACGTTTGCCTGTTTTCCAGTCAAGTAGGTACGCTTTTTCGGAACCGACAACTCCAATGTCGATGATGCCTCGTACCCACACATCTTTCGCCATCCACGTGGTGGGGCGAAAACTTTTATCTAAAGCGATGCGTTCCTCAATTACACGCTTACCTTCGTAAGAGAGTATCTTCTTAACGTATCGCTCATACTTTTTGAGGTGCTTAGGCAGAGGCTTGTTGTCCTTAGCGAACAACTCCAATGCCTTGTGCACTTCGTTACCCCAGATAGTAGCTTCCGTCTGGGGTTCCTTGACCTTGCGCGTCACCCTTGTAAGGTTATATCTTAACGGGCAGGTCTCGTACGCAGTTAGCGCAGAGTAACTCCACGCTTTTATTAGTTCCACGGTGGCAATTCTCCTTTATAAATTTCAGTGTCAATGATGTCCCAAAACTCTAGGAGCATCTCAGTCCGGACGTCTACGGCAAGGCGTTCTTGCTTTAACCGTTCACGTTGTGCTTCCAAGAACCCAAGGCGTCTCTGCGCCCACTCATGTTCTCGCTCGGCCATCCACTGCATACGTTTTGTGTACGGTATCTCGCCGTACAACTCTTCAGCTTTGGCAACCGCTCTAGCTATGCGTTCGCGTCGTGCTTGCTGGACAGCGCGTCCATTCACACGTCGGTAGATTGCTTGTATCTCTACAAACGGGAGACTTCTTCTGTCGAAGTTATCTCTCAACTCTACTAGGTATTGCGCGTACCCATCGGTGTTGTGCGCAAATGCCTCTATCAATGGCTTCATGAACTCATGTGCCTTCGGCAGTAAAAATACTTCTGGATTGCTTGCGTAACTCATCATGTGTTTATCAGCTATGTTTAACCAATCTTTTACTTTGTCAGGGTTCCGTAACATCGTCTCTGTCAACAGTGACAGCGGTGTTCCCTCGTGATTATCAACTTTTACCATTTGCTCCTATTGCTCCCGTGATAACTCTCCTTGGTGTTCCGTACTTCAACGGGTCAAGGGGCGGGGCTAGGGCAACTATCGGGCTATCCCAAACGTGTATGCTGGTCCAATCAGAACAGGTTTTAGTTTTTGTCTTACTCAGTAGTCGCAACGCGGTTCTGTAGTGGCGTCCGTACTGCTTCATAAGATACGAACCTGTCCACTGGTGGGCTACCAAATTGCGGAACCCAAGCATGTAACTCTTAGATATAAGCCTTCCGAGTTTTTCAATTACCATTTTTTGTTCATCTCCTCATGAACTCACTTACATGTATATAACATAGAATGACACAATCTGTACACAAATTCATAGATTCGCAAGCCTTATTTTGCGTCACCATATGTGTCTGCGATGTCACCTTCACTCCATGTCACTAGCTCAGGCCACCATATAGGGGGTGTCCTCATTACCTGTTGCACTATATCTAGTAAATGCTCTGCCTCGTTCTCGGCTACGACGTAAACTAATTCGTCGTGCACCATCAGTGCAGGGTTCAACCCTGTCTCTTTCTGAACTGTTAACGCGTTGTCAGCGATCACACACCGTGCAAGGTGCTGTACGATGTTCTCGTCGATCTTTCCCGCGTAGATTCTGGCCTTGTTGCGGCCATGTCCGTACACAAACTCCATGCGTCCGTCGTCGTTGCGCTCGGTACGCAGGTCTGGGTAACGTATTATTCCTTTAGGTGTTTGCAGACCGTCGGGGGTAGGGATTACCATACCCCACGGATCGACGGCATTGCCTGTGGCACCACGCATGATGGTAGGCAGTACGTTGTGACATGTGCGCCATCCCGTAGTGATGTTGTAGTACTCACCGCGCCACCGGTTGACGATGTCTTGGCTCTCATGCTCCTCAAGCTCGACGCCACCCATGACTTTCGCCACGGTCATAAAGGTTTTCCAACCTGCACCGAAACCTAGCCCAAGGTGTGCAACCTTGCCGACTTGTCGTTGTTGCTTCGAGACCTCTTCGTAGGGAACGTCGTAAAGTTTACTGGCGAAGTCCTTATACAGATCAGCATTCTCAGGGTCAGCAGTGAACATGCCCATGCTAGTAGGCTCTTTCCATAGGAAATGGTTGACGCGTAGCTCGATCCCGGAAAGGTCTGCGACGACGACTTTGTGGCCCGGCGGTGCGATCAACGACTTACGTAACGCATCAGATGGGCGTGGGTTGTATGGATTAACACGCGGCAGGTTCTGTGGGTTGTAGCCCCAACCACTCCAACGCCCCGTTGTGTCCGCTCCATAGTATTTCAGAGGGATTGGCACCTTACCCTGTGGGTGGGCACCGGCGGCGTCTATAAAGGCTTGTATGCGTGTCTGGAGGATCGTCGATTTCGCGTCTAACCTCGCGGCTGCGGCGGTAGCGACGACGGGATTTTGGTGTTCCTGCAACGCTAGGAAGGCTTCATCCGTCTTAGCCAAGGCGGGAATGTCCTTGCCAGTGGTCGGCGAGACTTTTACAGGTACTTCGACCCCTAGCGCCGTCAGGAACTTGGCAAATTTTACAGCAGACGACAACACTTTCAATATGGCGGCGACATTTTCTTCGTCCGTTGCGATAGGATCGTACACGTCCATCGCTTTAGCGGCGTCTAACATCGCGGCCTCGCGGCGTTCGCTTTCTTCTTGCAGGGTGTCACGTAGCAGTTGTACGTCAGCGTCGAACTGTGGCTCGATCAGCATACGTATGGTCATGTCGATCAACTTGACCTCGTCTCTACGTGTTTGGGGTATGAGTTTGCGCAGTAGTGCGTAGCACTGGTCGGTGTCAGCGGCGTTGTAGACACACATGTCAGCAACTTCTTGCTCAGTAAAATCACTGAGGTGCCGCCCTTTGGTAGCCAGTAGTGCAGATTGGTCTTTGCGACCCAGATCGTAGTGCTCGACTAGCTTAGCCAGTGAGCCACCTGCATCCTTGGCGTGGATAGGGCGCGACATTGCAAGTGTGCAACCCCATAGCTTGGGTTTTATACCAAGCCTCCACGACAGGATCATGGCATCAAAACCGGAGAGGTTATGCCCGACGACCCAGTACTCTGACCAATCTACGCTATCCACATACTCACGGACTGCGTCCTCGCCCACAATCACGACAGACGACTCATCATTCATTTTGAACGAGCAAGAGATTATCTCTGTGTCGGGGTGCATACAGTATGCGATGGGCGACATCTTGGACAGGGAGTGCGTGACACTCCAATAAGTCTCAAGGTCGACGGTACAAATTTTCATAGTTAACTCCTTATGGATTGACCGCCCACATAACGACGGCTACGATTACACAAAGTGCCGCTATTTGAGCCAGCTTGCAGTTACGTTTCGCTTTCAGAAGTTCAGCTTCAAGTTCCTCAACACGCTTTCGTGCGTCCGGAATCATGGGCGACGGTTTTGTCGTCGTTGCTGTCAGGTCCGGGGGAGTAGCGGCGACGTTCGCAGGTTTGTTGCGAGCCACCTTGCGCACAGGTGTAGATAAAGCGCGT